AATACATATCATTTCACTATCTAAGAGGCTGTAAGCCTTGAAAAATAAGGAAAGTTCAGGAAATCTCTCCACAAATTCCGATTTCTGTATTATCTTTTAATACAATTTTTTCCATAGTTTTTTTCCTTTCTTTTAAATTACAATTTTAAGTTACTTTTTTGGTAAATGGTTGTTTGCCCGCAAAATCCAATTCACAAAACTCCACTTTAACGAACGGTAAAATATATAATGCAGGGGACTATGATGCAAATATATTAACATACGCAGAAACCCTTCGAGATAATTCGTTTACTATAATTCGATATCGTGGATATAGCAGCACTGGCGAATCTATTAATGCAGCCCCCACAAATGCATCAGGGGCAGCAATTATTATTAGGACCTCCATTAATTACATGGCAATTATAGCTATTCCATTCGATAACACAGGTGTATATAGCCGTGTTAAAGATAATGGAACGTGGAAAGCTTGGACACACTAAATTAAATTTAACTCATAAATATTAGTAACGTAATGGCAATTTCCCCTTCGTACGGTGTGCCGGATAAATTACTACATTTTATAGTTGCGATATTTTTAGATACATTCGCGCTCGTTATTACCGCTGCACTTGCGGACTTTAATTGAGCAATAACGTCACCAGCCGTTTTTTGGTACGCCGAAGATATGGTATTGAGATTTACGGTTGCTGCTCCACCTACGAATTTAAGTGTTTGGTCGGTTACTATAAGTGTTGTATTTTTATCGGAACCTAAAACGATTTTATTCATTAAAGCGGAGTTTAGCGCATCAACTTGTTTTTTTAATTCCCTCCCCTGTGGTGCCGCCAATGCCAAATCTGGATTTGTTCCGGCCAGATTATTCACCGGAGCTGCAAATGCGTGAGGTTTAAATTCCTTCACCGGAATCAATGTATCTACCCCTTCGATTGCCGTCCCGTTTAATCTTACCCGGCAGAAAGGTTTCTGTGATGTAAATACCCCAGTCCTGATATCCATATCCTGTACAGACGGGTCTTTCGCATCAGAGTCCGCTGGTGTCCCCGTAATTACTTTAAACTGTATAGTTTCCACGCCTGATACTTCTTCTTTCTTGTATTCCAACACTACGATATCTCTTCTTAGTTTCCCCTGTGTGCCAGACTGGATAGCAATATTTTCGGATTCTCCATATCCGATATATACTTGCCTGCCATCAATGACAGCTACGCCATCTTTGACGGTGATCTGGTTCGCCGTCTGGATTGCCGTTTCCATCTTATTCCCTACCGGGAGAATGGCTGCATCTCCATAAATGCCACGGTTAAAATCCGCCCACTGTTCGGCAGTGACGTGGTCTTTGCCCTTGTATGCGGTTACTAATTCAATAGCCATCTATTCTTCTCCTTCCACTTTATGTTGTATTTCTATTATTCCATTTTCAACTCGCACAATCTTCTGCACTACTGGTTTCTGTAGATACATACCGTTTTCGTAATTTCTGCCAGCAATAATATCTCCGATTTGCAAATTTGCTTCCTGCACTTTCATCTTCATACTCTTAATCCCCATTCGTTCCCTTAGACGTTTTTTCCCTTTTGATATTAAATCATCCAAACTTTCTGCATTACTGTAATCATACACTTCTGTACGTTCTTGCAAACCTGTATAATATTTCTTGTCTTGTAATATACTTCCGTCTAACTGTGCATATAGATGCACTACCTGCCGGTCCCTCAGTTCCCCTTTCCCGAGACAGATAAGGTGGTTAATTCCTCTTCTGGATTCCTGCAAGTTAATTGCAATATTACTATCCTGAGAAAATTCTATTTCTTCAGATAAATTCTGTATAGGCACTGCGGAAAGGGCAATCAAAAAAGGCTCATTAGAGCCTCCTTGTTGTATCTCTATGTTTATTCTTGCATTTTTATCGGCCAACATTTTATTAAACCCAGTTAAAGCGTCTGTATATCGGTCAAATTTATAATTCTCTAGTTTTATGCCACTAGGAACATATGGCACAGCAAAGAGTTGGTCGTATGCGTCTTTTAGAATATTCCTCATGATATCGTGAGCATCGCCAGAAACAATACGGTAATCCTCTCCGGTTGGAGGTTCTATTACAATTTCCTGTAGAAATCTACGAAAGGAATTTCCCGCCCAAGTTTCTTTATTGTTGTTTGTCCAAGAATCCAGTTCCTCGATTAATGCACCATATTCTGTCCCTGGGCAAATCAAGTACATTCCAAAATTCAAAAAGCCTCTTTCGCATACTATTTCTACATCGTTAGCATCCCCAATATCGAAATCTACGGTAATGTTGTCAGGAATTGTTCCAAGCTCCCTCTTGTCTTTATCGCAAATTAAAAATTCCATTTCGGTTCTCCCCTTTCTTCGAACAGCGTGAGTTCGATTCCGAAACCACCACTCCACGCTAATCGACTTGTACCAGGAGGAATTTTTTCAAACACAGACTGGGTTTTGTTTCTGAAATTATACAGATTTGTATTTTCGCCAATTCTTCCTATTTTTACGACAGTCTTATTAAAACTATTTATTTCAAGCCGCTCTCCTTCATAGACGGTTGCAAATACCTGGTAGACATGATTTTCAATAATTACAGATGGATTTTCTGCATATCCGTATATTACCATTTTAAAATTGCATGGCTTGAAATTTGAACTATTTTCTATCACTCTCTCCCCTGTTTTTCTTACAAAATCAAATGGGTAATCAAACAACGGATATCTTATTTTTTTATCTGATTTTCTTACAAAATCAAAACTAAACTCTCGCAAAACAGCCTTATTTTCAACCACATCTCCCTCATATACATTTCCGCTCACGATAGGCTGTGTACTTCCTGTATCTTGCTTATCGATCTGAGGAAGAAAACTGTATGTATGTTCTTTGACCCAGAACGGATATGGACAATACACTTTAAATATTTTTTTTACATCGAAGTATTCTCCTGGAACCGTTTCAGAACTAATAGCATAACACTCTATATAATACTCATCAAAATACAATTTCCCTGGCGTTTTCGATTCGATATCATATTCAAATATATCGTATAGTTGCATTGCGGTTTCTTTTTTCTTATAATCAGTCCCTGATATCCTAAGTTCTATTTCAAACTCGACAGGATCTTTCTTGAAACTATTTATAGTAGCACCGTATTTTTGTGCGTAAACAACTGGTTGCCAGGAATAAGAATGCAGTTTTGTTTCTTTTATTTTTATATTCCCCTCCTGAAAAGAACAGCATTCGCCTTTACTGTTCTGGTATTTAACCATTAAATTGCACCCCCATTCCTCTTAATCCCCTTCTGAATGACCTTTCATCAATGTATGTTACTATCTGTTGTCCTTTCGTGCTGTTTGCAATTACACTGGCAAGATTCTGATAATCTATTGGCTGGGATGCACTTGAATTCGGTGCGATAATCATTGAACTTGCAAGTGCCTTTGTGGCTTTCGCAACAACCGGTATATTGTTCATTATTCCTTTTGCCAAGCCATGCGTAAAATCCGGCATCCACGTTTCATAATCTCTTAAAGGTCCTTCATCTGGGCGTGAGAAATGCAAAAACGATCGTATTTTATCACCAATTCCTTTTACAGTACTAACAATAGCTTCAACACCCGACATAATACCGTCTTTTAAACCGTTTACAAAATCAGAACCCCACTTAAATGCACTACCAATAACGTTAGATATTATCCTTCTTACTCTATCAAAAACATCACTCACAATATTCGGAATACTACGAATTGCATTTGAAACACCATTTTTTAATGCATTAAAACCACTTACTGCACTTTCTTTGGCACTATCTACTAAATTAGAAATCGTATTTTTTATCGAATTCCATACATTTGAAGAAATGCTACTTATGCTGTTCCATACTTCTGATGTAACGTTTTTAATTCCATTCCATATAATCGAAATGTGATTCTTAATTCCGTCTACAAGTGCAGAAATACTATTTTTAATCCCGTTCCAAATACTGCTAGCCGCATTTTTGATATTGTCCCATATATTGCTAAGGTCGTTTTTTAATGCATTGAAATCTCCTGTAACCAAATCAATAAGCAGTAGCACTGGACCAAGAATTACATTTTTAATTAATTCCCATGTTCCAGATGCTATATTTTTAATTCCGTTCCAGATTCCCTGCAGTGTCTTTGACAGATTGGAAAATATATTCCTCACAGTCTCCGAAATAATCTTAACTATTGGGTTAGATTGTATTGCATTCCAGGTCGCCAATATAAAATTCTTAATTGCAAACATGGTATTTGTAATTGCATTTTTTAGTTTTTCCCAAGACGTTTTTACGGAATTTACAAAATTATTAGCAATTGAAATAATTGTACTTGATACATTCTCCCATATTGCCTTTGCACTTTCGCATACACTGCTCCACAGTTCTCGAAACCATTCTGCTATAGCTCCCCAATTTTTTATTGCCGCAATGATAAGACCTATAGTGGCAATAGCCACGCTAATCACGATCACAACTGTACTTATCGGTGCACTCAATAAAGATAATACGCTTGTAATAGCAGATATCCCCATCATCACTTGCCCAATTACCATCAGCAATGGACCCAAAACAGCAATAATACCGGCAAATGCAATAATGCCAACTTGCACTCCTTTTGGAAGCGTAGAGAACTTATTTGCTAATTTTGTTATAAATTCTGCTACTTTTGTAATGATAGGTGCTAACGTCTGCCCAATTGTGATGGCTGCCGTCTCAAGAGAACCTTTCATTTCCTCGATAGCAAGAGAGCCTTCACTCATTTGTGAATTTGCAAGCCTTTGAGCGGATTCTTGGTCGTTTGTTGCCGCTATGTAAGACGCTAGTCCTTCGGAACCACTGTTCATCATAATTGTTGCGGCACGCATTGCATCAGAGCCAAAAATAGCTTGCAACGCAGCATCTCTTTCCGCAGAAGATAGCCCACCTAATTTATCTTTTAATTCTTGAGCCATTTCTGATGCACCTAAAAGTTCTCCATTTACATCTCTTGTTTCTATTCCAAGTGCTTTTATTTTTGCAGCTGCGTTGTCACTAGCTGGAGCTGCAAGCCTTTGCAACATCGTTTTTAAGGATGTACCTGCATCGCTTCCTACAATTCCGGCATCAGCAAACTTCCCGAGGACTGCTGTTGTCTCTTGAATAGACCATCCGGCATTTTTGGCCTGAGCAGATGCTTGTGCGAGTCCTTGTGTAAGTGGCTCAACATCTGTAGAAGATGCAGCCGCTGCACCAGCCAATGCGTTTGCTGCCTGTGCAGAGTCATTTGCAGTTAATCCAAACGCACCCATTGCTTGAACAACTACATTAGCAGCATTTCCAAGTTCCATACCAGATGATGCCGCCAAATCCATAGTTGATTTTAATGCGCCGGCCTGAATATCCGCTTCAGTCAAACCGCCTTTCGCAAGTTCTGTAATTGCTTGTCCTGCTTCTTTTGCGGAAAAAATAGTTTCTTTTCCAGTTTGGATTGCTAAATCTCGCAATTCTCCCATTTGCTCCATTGGCATATCTAAGGCACCTGCTGCCTGTGACATTGCGTCCTCAAAATCATTTGCTGTATTTACAGAAACCGCACCCAATCCTGTAAGTGCCGCAGTGACCGGCATCATGGTTTGCCCGGCAGTTTTCATTTTCCCACCGACTTTTTCTGTTGTAACAGAAATCTTTTCCATTGCAGCACTTCCGCTTCCGGCGGTCTTTTTTAGATTTTTAAGTTGCTGCTCTGTTTCGATAATTTCTCTTTGCAGAGCATCATATTGTGTTGTGCTAATTGGATTTCCAAACTCGTCACTAGTCTCTTTGGCTTGTTTCTGTAACTCTTTCAGATGTCTATTTGATTCTTTTAACTCAGATTGAAGATTCTTATATTCCTCTGTGTCAATGTCTCCAACTTCTTCTAATTCTTTCATTTTCTTTTTTAATTCAGAAATAGAAGTTTTGGTTTTATCCATTTCTTGTCTTATTGGCTCATAAGCTTCTTCCCAAGCAGCATAATTTTTAACGCTTTCCCCAGCTTTTTCGTTTGCTTTCTTTAAAACTTTTAATTTATTATTTGTTTCGTTAATTTCCTTCTGTAAAAGCTGTTGCTTCTGCGTTAGCAAAGTGGTGTTAGACGGGTCTAATTTCAATAACTTGTTTACGTCTTTCAGGCTTCTTTGCGTACTGCTCAGGTTGCTTTCTACGCCTTTCAATGCTTTCTCAAGACCAGATGCATCTCCATTTAATTCGATCGTAATACCTTTGATTCGTTTTGACCTATCTCCATCTCCTACAATCTATCAATATCTTCCTGTGTAGCTACCACGGGATATTCATATTCGTCATTTTTCATTTCGATAAACATGTCATTTACCATTCCAATGCTGAGAAGTTCTAAATCTGAAATAGAAATACCGCACTGAACACACCGAAGCATGAACAATGCGGTATTGACTTCTCTATCTATTTCCCTGTCTTTTTTTTTGGAGTTGACATCTGCTTATTTTCCAGATTCCACATTTCAAGAATTTCAGGCAAAATTTCATAAATACTGAATGTTTCAAATTGTTCCAGCCACTCATCAATTTCTGATGGCTGACTCGGATCACCATGCTTGTGCATCAAGTATGCAATGTTTTCAAACATTTCAAGAGAATCAATAGGAAGTGAGCTTTCCACTTCTTGATCAGATTCTTTTTTTAGTTTCTCTTGCACCACAACCTGTTTCTGTAATCTCTGCATATCAACGAAAATATCTCGTCCAAATTTCAAACGGTACATTCTTGGAATTGCCGCAGAACTTTTAAAATGACACTCAACTCCACTGATCATCAATGTTTTTTTCATAATATCCCCTTATTCCAGACTTGCATCTTTTAAATATACTTTCGTAAACCATTTGTCTTTTACTTTTGTGTAACTTTCTTTTGTAGTTTTTGCTCTTACCGTTCCATCTGCAGATGCTGCACAAGAGATAGAAATTTTGTCCACGTCCGGTTCTTTTGAATCAGACGCTGTCTTTGCTTCCACATTCGGCCTTGTTGCCGTGCAGTTGTAGAACCAGAAAAGTGTAGGTTCTGTATCTCCGTCAATCTGTAAGCCGAGTGCAAATTCTTTTGCCTCTGCGTTAGAGTTTTCAATCAGAACGCCATTTACATCTTTTTCTTCTCCAAGAATTTTTTCACGGAATTCATCTGTGATTAAAGCCATCTCTAAATCGCCCTGATATCCTCCGTTTGATGCGGCTACATAATATTTAATACCGTCCGCATAAAATGGAGTTAATTCTCCCTGCTGTTCTAAAGATAAAGAAACAGCCCCAGGAAGTTTAATTGGTGCATCATATGTTCCGCCTTCCTGTTTTAATGCTACATGTACATTGCTAATATTAAATTTAACTTTACTCCTTGCAATACCTCCTATATTTCAAACACAGTCTGAATCATTTTCTCTGATTCGATATAAGTTTCTGTTTTTTCATAATAAATCTTATTTTCTGTTAAAAAATCGGAAATTTTCTTTTCTGCTTCCAACTCCTTCTTATCGCAATACAGTTCAATATTTGTATCCTCGATTTCATGATATACAATTCCGTCTGCAGAAAAATTATCACTTCCCATTCCTTGTACTACAATATACGGACATTTCGGAACATGTCCTTCTGCAAAATGGCTGTAAGCGACTGGAAATCCCATTTTCTTTAACCCGCTAACCAAATCTTTTAGAATCATCTTCCCAACCTCATTTCTACCCTTCGTTCAAATTCCTCATTGCACCATTCTTCCACAGGTTTGATATGGACTATTGCCCTGGCTCTTCCACCTATGTTTAATGCATGTCCGTTTTCCAGCAAATGCGTAAGACTTGGCTTTTTCTTATTATGCACAACAAATTGAAACTTTCCATTCCCTTTTTTTAAATAGGTAACGCCCCATCCATCCGCATAATGTCCTTTTTTACTGCCTCTGCCTCTTGGAGATGTGACTTTTAACTTTTTCGTCCCTTCTTTTGCTACAGCTTTTGCAATTTTTTCAAATTCTTCTTCTGTAACGTCATTAAACTTTTTAAGCTCTTTTAGTACGGCATCTGCTAATCCATCAATATTCACCTTACTCATCCGAATGCACCGCCCTTATTTTTACAATTTCATTCCGGAATTGCACATTATCAATCGTCTTGATGTTGAAGGTTTTTTCTCTCCAAACAATGCGATAGTTTCTTGTATCCATCTCATCAAAAAATTTCTTCCACCTACACACGAAATCAACTGTATTTTCCGCATTTAATGTAGCAGCTTCCCAGTATTCTTTTCCAGAAAGCCCATTCATATATGCGTAATCCCTTTTAAAAAGTTTCCATTTTTCAACCGGGTTCCCTATATCATCATAATCATGCATCAATTTCTCAATCATGATTTTCTGCGAATATGCACCAGCATTCATTAAACCACCCCCGCATCAGGAGTAGGCAGAAGATTTGTTCTGTGCATTCCGAGAATTGTATCCACCACAATATTTACAGAATTTTTCTGAACAGTCATTGATCTGTTATCCCACATGTCAGAAATCAATGTTAATACTGCAACAGTGATATCCTCATGTTTATCAATTTCTGCTTCTACTAACCCTGTCTGGCTTTTGCAATATTCGATAGCAGCCTTCTTTATCGTTTCAAGCAAAACCGTATCGTAATATTCTAAGTTGTCTGCATATTCTCTAAGATGGCTAAGAATCACATCTTGCGTTATCTCGCTTACTTTCATCTTTCACCGCCTTCCTCATCGGCTGTAAATATCCGCAATCAGCCAAAGGCTTTGCAAGAGAACTTTTCAGCTCCCTTACTTCACCTTTCATCATACAGATTTCACCGACAAAAGAGACTGTTGCCTCGTATTTCATTTTTACTCTCCCATCTTAAGAGCAGCAATTTTCTGTTCATTTTCGATTTTTGCGTCAAACTCCATCCAAGCTACAACTCCGACTGCATGCTGTGTTGCGTATTTCTCGCGAAGAACTTGAATTTCCATTTCCTCTGTAATCTTTACTGCAAGTCCAGACATATCTCCGTAGTAGATTGTTGTCTTGCTCGCCCCGATATCATCCATATTGTCAGAAACATAAACAGGTTTTCCAAGAAGCATATTACCAAATGCAGATGTTGCATCATCCTGCAAGAGATATCTTCCGTTCTGGTCTTTCAGTTTGCGGATTGCCGTTCTTGTCTTGCTAGACATAATCCAGATTGCATTCTGCTGGAACGCATCTTTAATACTTCCCTGTAAATCAATCAGTTCATCTGCTGTGACTGCACTATTCGCCTTTGCAGTGATAACGTTTTTCACTTTGCTAAGGCCATCAATTTTTGAAAGCTCTCCCTTCAATAGTTTCTCTTCTTCGAATCGCGCAATCTGATAAGCCATGTGGTCAATTACAAAAGACACAATATCAAATTGTGAATTGTTCATAAGCGACTTAGATACAAGTGTAAGTGCTCCTACCAGGTATCCAGTTAAGTCAATCGAACTGAATTTCCCTGTGCTGGATGTAAGCTCAGTAAATTCGTCATGGAAACCAACTGTGATATCCTCTGTATCTGTTAAAGGATAAAATGGAATGGAAAGAGTACCTTTCACATTATATTTTGTTGCTTTCTCAAGTACCGGACAGATATCATACACTTTTTTGACAATTTTCTGTGCGATTGTTTTTGGAACAACTGCGCCATTATCTCCAAATGTAAGATTTTCTGCGCGGTTTTCTGTTACGACTCCACGCAAGAAGTCAGCGAATTCTGCTTCCTCTGCTCTTTCTTCTGTTTCTTCTTCCTCTTCCTCAGCTCTTTCAACCATCTTATCTGCCATTCTATTCAGAATCTCAATGGTCTTGTCGATTCTGTCAATCTCAGAAGAGATTTCCTCCGCTCTGTTCTCCTCTTCCTCTGTAATTGCTCTCTCTTCCGCTTCCAGCGTAGCGTGCATCAGTTCAAGCTCCTGAACAAGCTCTGCTCTTTTTTCGTTTAATACCTTAATGTTTTTCTTTTTCCTTAGACATTTCCTCCATATTTTTTAATCATATTTTCAAGTTTACTGTTGTCCGGTTTTTTCTCCGGCTCTTTTTTATCTTCAAAGCCCACATAGTCGGCTTCAAATTCTTCCGCACGGATTTCAAAGGTTTCTTCTCCTTCTTCTCCGGCTCTAGTTTCCACCGTAGTAGATGTGTACCACGGCCTCATTGTATCGTCAATCAAGGATACTTCTTTTAAAACCAAATCCGTAATTGTCCGAACTGGCATCCCGTTTCCTTCTGCACGCTCCTCTGTTGGGTTTGTGAATCCAAATGACCAGCCACGAAGTCTTTTCTCTTTCGCTTTCTGCACAACCTCTGGATTGTCAATCTCGGCGTGTGCCCTCAGGCCAATAGCATCCTCTCTGAGCGTAAGATTAGATTTTGTTCCACCCAGCATCTTGTCCCATTTGTGATTTAGAAGAATCTTTACTTCATCCGCTTTTGCAATCGCTCTCCTGAATACCCCAGGAGCTATTCTTTCAATGAAATATCCTCCTTTTCGGTCTGGGATTGGTCGGCTGTCTCTGTCTGCAACGTTGACATATCCGTCAATGATGACTTTTTCTCTGTCTCCATCTGCTCTAATTTCAATTCTTGCCCTTCTTTCTCACCTCCTAGCTTATTAGACTGATTTGTATTAGGTGTATATACCACTTTCGTTTTTGGGTCATACAAGACATCTTGCAGTCCTAATTTGATAAATTCTAATCCAAGTGGTTCCATGTTTTCTTTTTCACGCACTTCATCCACTTGCATCCATCCAGTTTCGATTGCTTCTTTATATGCACCAAAACGCTTGTCAGCATCACCTTTTGTAAGTTCGTATGTGTCTGCTGCAAAAAAGTAGTCTTCTTTTTCAGCTTCTAGTAGCATGGATTTGTTTAACGCTACCATAAAAGCACCAAGGAAAACATTTACGCAATATTTTATAAATGCCTTATCTCCTTGCTCAGTTCCGATATCATCTGGAACACCCAGGATTGTGCGAATTTCTTTTGCATTCGTCTGCTTATTCTCATTTAACTGCATCTCCACGGATGTATTAGAGGCTTCCTGGAACTCTAAACCATTGTTTAGAATAATTACATTTTCCGTATTATTGCTATACAGTTTTCTCCACGCTGCCTTCAACTTGTCCATAGCTTCCTGAGTTAAGTTCTTTGCAGATTTTACAAAACCTTTCTTATTTCCACCTGTTTTAACAAGCCCTTCCTCGTATTTCAAGGAATTATAAGAAACACTCAGTATTTTACTATTCTCTTCCACAATGCCTACACCACGCATACCATCTCTTGTGTTACGAAGAACTCTCACGAACTGTTCTGGGAAATACCGTTTTCCCTGCACGAGCACTACATATTCCTTAAAAATTACATCTGCATTCGGTGCGTAAGAAACATGATTTGACTGGACATATCGTAATGACTGGATTCCATTTTCTTCCCAGTCCACATAAATGTTTCCTTCCCCATCCAGCAAATAATCTTTTACAAGTGCTTGCTTCATCATATTTGCATCTAGCGTATCTCCTGTATCTTCATTCAGAAGATGCACCCTCCAATCGCCTTTCACTTCTTCGACACGCTTCTTTCCACGCTTGTACAGTTTAATCGGTACATTTGCGACAGTTTCCGCAATCTCATTGATCGCCCCGGCCAGTGCTGGAATCTGCATTGCCTTTTCTCTTGTCATTTCATCATTTGCAAGAAGTGCTTTCAGAATCGGCTCTGCAACTGCCGATTCGTCTATCATCTGCGGTTCTGCTCTTTCCTTACGCTTAAAAAATTTCCTTAAAATCCCTCCTATCCCACTTGAACAACAAAATCATCAGAGCCATACATCACATATTGCTGCAGTAAGTACATCGCATTAATAAGACTCACCACCATATCAACTTTGCCTTCTGATTTTTTCTTATTAACATATTTATTTCTGTTTGTGTCTTCCGTACACCTTGCATTTTGGAAGTTGATTTCCAACATCCTATTCGACATATAATGAAATTGCTGTTCAAGAATCAATTCCCTCAACCACTTCGTTGGCTGATGCAACACAGAACTATGCTGTTTTATTTCCACACATTCATATCCATCTTCTTCCAACTGCTGCACTGTAGCCAATGCATTCCATTTGTCATATCCAATCTGCTGTATCTCTACTCCGTATTCACTTTCAATCTCAACAATCTTATTCTTAACGAATATATAATCAATCACTTCATTTCCACAAGAGAAACAATCCCCATTGGCAATCAATCGTTTGTAGTCTACATGTTCCTTTTTACTTTTAAATTCCACTTTGTCTGTCGGAACAAAGCCAAAGACCTTTGCATAAACAATTCCATCAACAATCGTGACCATTGCAAGTGCTGTGTTATCGTCTGTCTGTGACAAGTCAAGTCCTAACCATACTTTCTTGCCTGCCCAAAAATCAGGGTTATTCTCAATCCTACATAGTTTCACTTTTTGTATATCTATGTATCCCTCAACGCCAAGCCCTTTGTAAAGGATGTTGTTGTGCTTGCATAAGTAATTCTCTCGCTTATTCTCATACAGAACAGCGATTGCACGTTTCTTAACAATCTCATCAAAGATGTATCCATGTGCATAAGCTACAGGATTGCTTTGGTAGATACACAGGTCATTCGTCTGCCACTCTTCCCCAATTTTTAGTTCTTCATTCGGCTCGTAAAGCAGGGCGAATGTTCTCCTATCATCCAGCAAACCATCCAGCGTCTTTTTCGCAATGTCAATCTCATCAATCATGGCATTATCATCATTTGGATATTGGGTGCTGATGATGATTCCGAGTTTGTTAAATAATGTAATCTGAGATGAACGCATAGCCTCTATTGGGTATTCATCCATTGCTCCACATTCATCTGCCAGGAAAGCATGAGCCATCTTTCCATCCATGCCATCATTGGAATACGCCAACGGAGTATATTCATTATCATTCAGCAGGCAAATAATTTGACTTCTTAGAATCTTAAATGCCGGCTCATCTTCATCATACAGTGCTGGACTTACCTTTATAATTTTCCGAATTGCTAATTTCAGTTCAGAAGAAAGTGCCAGGTCAGGAGCCACAGAGAAGAATCGTGAAAAGTCTGGTTCCGTCAGCATCAAAAGTATAAAAATAATCGCACTGTTGAACGTCTTAAAGTTCTTTCGTGCGATTTCCAATACTGCTGTGGTATAAAACCGGATATCTTGCTCTGTATTTTTTAATTTTGTACAAAGTGTGGCCACTATAAAGAGCCATGCATAATCTTCTAGCCCGTCATATATGGAACATCTCAAATCAGGATGTGTCATCAATTTTAGCAGTTTACAGATTTTTTCATAAGCTTTTTCATCCACAAATGCGTCCGGATCATCACCGTCAGCAATCGTAATCCAACTCTGGCACTGTTTCTTCACATATGCCGGTGCATATCCTACGCTTTCCTCAACACACCATTTTGCATAAGCATATGCCTTTCCTTCCTTAACCACTTAGTGCCTCTTTCAGAGCATTGCTTTTCTTTTCCGGAGTTTTCGGAATGCTACGTAGAGCAGATGCAATCGTCATGACATTTTCTTTTTCAATATCAAAAAGCATCTTCCTTTTAGCCTGTATCTGCTTATCGTAGGATATAAGCTGCTTTGCAAGCCCATCTTGCAATTTTAAAAACTCTGTAAATTCCATTTCGCCAGAACGCTCTTCTAATTTGTCCATTAATTCTTGTGCGTGTTCTCTTTTCTCTTCAAAATCAGCGCACTCCGCAAGAGTAAGACAATATCTATTAATTACGCTTCCATACAAATCATCACTTTTCTCAATTCCAGACAGAAGTTTTCTCACTCTCAGAAATTCTTTATGTGCTCTTGGATTTCCTTCTACCTCTTTCGATTCTTTCAAAATTACCCCAGAAAGAAGAGATTCTTCCGCTTGCTTTCTAGCTTTTAATTCCTTCTTTGTCCTGTGCGATTTATTTTCCATTTCTATAACTTTCGCTGGTTTTGATGGTCTTGCCATGTCAATCTCTCCTTTCTTTCTCATTTTGGGAATAAATTATAAATCATGGTGGGGCGTCGGTGTGGGGAACGCTTTATTGGAATAAAGTGCAACTCCGGGGGAGTACTAGCCGCAAACAGGGAAACTCTGCCCCATATCTTGCTCTTTTGTAATCCGAAATAGCTCTGCCCTTTTTATTTGTCCTTTTTCTGCCATTTCATGATGCCTAGAACACAACGTGATTAGGTTGCCATCATCTAGCCTCTTCTCGTAATCCTCTGCAAGTGGAACTATGTGGTGTACAGATGTATCCTCTGTTTCATATTGTCTACTGGGATTATGTAATCCTCTTACGCATACCTGACAGCAATAGTTATCTCTGAGTTTTATCTCTTCCCTTTTATCTTGCCACTTCTTAGAGTTATGGAAATAACGAGATTGTTTACTTTGTTCTGTCCTATGTGACTGTCTCGCTCTTATACTTTGTTCCTTCTGTGGACATATATGTTTACCGTCATGTATTCTTCCGCAATAGCTACAAGCCTTTAACATATCATCACCTCTTAATTGCGCCCCTGGGATTCGAACCCAGATTACCGGCTAAGGAGACCGGTGAGTTTGCCGTTACTCTAAAGCGCTATATTTCGTAAATACGGAGAGTAGGAGTCGAACCCACAATCGCTGGATATAAGCCAGGTGCAACGTACCGCATCACCTTCTCCACATAAGAAAAGACACCCGGGAAGGGTGCCTTATATTTGCTTTCACAAGCTATCGATTATTGAGTCCACTTTTCTTTTATTTTTTAAACTATTTTTACTATATTTTTGTAACATTTGTATCGCAAATTGAATTTGCTCGTTTACCCATTTAAATTGTTTAAAACATTCTTCCTCCATTCCATCTTTCTTAATTTTCTCAAAGTCTATATGGGCATCTCTTGTTAGCGTTCTATTATTTGTCACATAGGCAATAAATTCTTCGTTTGCAGTATCACTCATACTAAAACTATAATTATTAAATATACATGTCATCCTAAGTATGGAACATAAATAATTATCTTTTATATTTAAATAAATTCTATATCTATTTTCTCCCTTTACATGACTTTTTAACGTTCTAATACCTATGCTCGAAAACATCTTCTCCATTAATTCTATAGATAAACTACCATCGTATATATCTGCGATTTTCTTAATCCCTGGGCACAATAGAATCTTATTAAACTTCTCTTCTTGCATATTAAATAGCATAGTAAAATATGGATCATCCGAAAAACCTTTCCCCTCTGAAAGCCAACTTACAATTAATCTACTTTGAATTCCATCTTCTAATTTATAATGGTATCGTAATTTAAGACACTTCAAGAGACATTTCTTAATGAATCTGATATACTGTAAACACTACAGAAAGAAGGATTATT